AAAAGGTGCTCCAAAGGCAATTAAAAAAGAATTACCAAGTTTTTTAACATTTAACGCGTTAGGTCTTAACAAATAATAATTATGAGTGCAAATTTAAGAATGGAAAAAATATTACAAGTCAAAAGTGACTTGGACAAAAAATTAATTAATGAAGGTTTGTCTAAAAACCAACAAAAAATGTTAAATGAGATTAATCGTCGTTTAAATGAAGCACCTGTTAGTTATGATGGACCTGAGAGAATGGAACCGGGAATTGAAAGACAGATTAATCAAAGACAAACACCGTATGCCGAAAACCCTATGTTACCACAAGATGGTGATAGAGATTTTATTGAGTTAATTACATCACAAAGATTTAAGGACTCAGTAGAGAAGGTAAGAAGGTTTTTAGGTAATACTACACCAATACAAGGAAATAATCCAATGATGGGACTAATGAGTTCTATTATGGGTAGTTTACAACAAATTAAACAAGTTGAAATTCAAAATAAAGAATATCTTGAAAACTTAGCTGTTGATTTAGTTAAAAAAGAATTAGGTATTCCTGAGGGGCAATTACAATTTGATGTTGAATTAGTTAGTGGTATGATGGGAGCATCCGAAGGTATGCAGACACAACCACAAGAACCCGAAGAAGAAGATGTTGAAGAAGCGTTCAAAGAAGGTGAAGAACACCAAGAAGAAATGGAAGACTTTATGGATTCTATGGAAAAATTCAACTTAGAAAAAGCAAAAAGAAGAATGATTAACTCATTAGTTCAAGGAGCGGCTTTTAAAGGTGGACATATGTATACTTTGGTTAGTGATGAAATAAATAGATTGGACCCTAATATATTAAATTTATATGGTGTTACACAATCATTAATGGAACACTTATATTGGTTATATCCTGATATGGAAGGAATGGCTGGTGGTGGAGGTGGTCAAATGGGGCAATCAGAATCTGACCCTGAAACTGACCCCCCAACAATTAAAGCAAAGGCATTCACGTTTCCTTTATTAGTTCACGAGATAGTTAAAGGTATTTATTCTTTATATGGTGACCAAGGATTACCAAACGACCCGGTTCAAAGAAGTATGGTTGTTGGTGCTGAAGATACATTACCATCAGAAATATGGGATTCAAGATTGGGACCAATTTTTTATGAAAAATTTAGAGAATCTTGGCCTGATAAATTATATGAAGACGACCAAAGACACCTTCAACAATACTTATTTATGAAATTGTCTCAATTAGAGGCTAAAGATTTTATTGTGTTAGCGAAAGCCATTATGGCTGATAAACCTGAAGCAAAAGAGGTAATAAATAGAATGGTTAACGAAATTGTTGATATCCTTAAAAAACACGATTACGAATCTAAAATGTCAGATGACGATGATGATAGTGATGATTACGGAAATAATGATGATGATTTTGATGACTTAGACGACTTAGACGATATTGATTTATCTGCGTTAGGTTTCTAAAAATTACCGACAACATTATGTATGTCGAACTTAACAAGAGAACAAGTATTAATTGAATACGTAAAATGTAATAGAGATACGGAATACGCATTAAAAACGTATTTAGAAACGTATGATAACACGGTGAAAAAATATGTTCCATTAGAACTATTCCCGGACCAAATTACTCTATTAGACGATTACGAAAACTACAACGAAAATATAGCGTTAAAATACAGACAGGCCGGGGTATCAACAGTCACCGCGGCTTGGATTTCTAAAAAACTAATATTTGCTAGAAAAGAAACTCCCGAGAAAATATTGATTATTGCCAATAAGTTGGATACCTCATTAGAGATGGCCAATAAAATTAAGGCATTTGTTGGTCAATGGCCGTCTTGGACCGGTGTAGAATTTGATAAGACAAAAAATTCCCAAAAACATTATAAATTAACAAATGGATGTGAGGTTAAAGCCGTTGCAACATCTAAGGATGCCTTGCGTGGATTTACACCTACCATACTTGTATTTGATGAGGCTGCGTTTATCGAGGCCGATAGTGATTTCTGGTCTGCTTGTATGGCGTCCCTATCTACGGGGGGTAAAGTTATTGTGGTCTCAACACCTAACGGATACGACCAAATTTACTACGAAATTTATGACCAAGCGTTACGTAATATGAATGATTTTAAAATTACGGAGATGTTTTGGTATAGAGACCCAAGATACACCAAAGATTTATATTTTGTTAAAACAGAAAATATTATTCACTATTTGTTAAACAAAGAAGACTACGACCCTAAAACATTCATTGATTGGGGTAGTAAATCTTACGACGCACGAAACTTTGATGATGTTAAGTTATTAATGACGGACGGATACAAACCTTGTTCTTCTTGGTTTGAGGCGATGGTAAAGAAATTAAAATACGACAAACGTAAAGTATCTCAGGAGTTGGAATGTAACTTTTTAGGTTCCGGGGATAACGTATTTGATTCTTTAATGATGGAAAACATTCGTGAAAATATGATTCTTGAACCTATTAGTAAAATGATGGGTAATGCTCTTTGGATTTGGAAGGAACCGGTTGTTGGACATAAATACATTATGGGTGTCGACGTTTCCCGTGGAGATTCAGAAGATTTTAGTTCATTTCAAATTGTTGATTTTGATACAATGGAACAAGTTGCAGAATACGTTGGTAAATTACCACCTGACACAATGGCAGAAATTTGTCATAAATGGGCGACAATATATTCTTGTTTTGTTGTAATTGATATTACCGGAGGTATGGGAGTTTCAACTGCTAGAAAACTACAGGAGATGAATTATAAAGATTTATATGTTGATGGTGTTGATACTGCAAATAAATGGAAGTACGACCCTAAAGCCGCGGAAAAAATACCAGGAATTAACTTTAATAATAAAAGAGTTCAAATTATTGCATCATTTGAAGAAGTGATGAGACATAAGTTTAGAATTTATAGTGCTCGTTTATATAACGAAATGAATACCTTTGTTTATATCAATGGTAGGCCTGACCACCAAAAAGGCCATCACGACGATTTAATTATGTCAATTGCTATGGCAACGTATGTTGCGGAATCTTCTTTTGGAAAATTAACTAAAGTTACGGAACAAACTAAAGCAATGTTAGATTCTTGGTCTGTTAACAATAATGAATCAATTAAAGAAAACATCAATTTTAACCCTGTAATCCCACATTATCAAGATAGAATAAATCAATTTAATAGCCAACAAGTTAGCCGTGAAGATTATCAAAAATACGGATGGTTATTTGGAGTTAGATAATATTTATTTATAAAAGAGTAAATGGGTATTAGCGATAGAAAAAGAAGTATTGATGTTTCAGTTAATATAAATCTAAATTTAAATGAACCAATAAAACCAAATCCATTTTTAGTTATTGACAATATTAAAAGTGGTGATTTTGTTAGTAGAAAAAAATCTGGAAATGTATTTGCTGGGTCAAAACTTTATGTTGATAATCAAGGGATTTATACTGAAAAAAATATAACTCCTGACTTATTTAAAAAATTCCCAAAACAAACTCCTGTGAGTGAGGGTAACCCACCTAGTCAAACACCTAGTCAAACACCATCAACAACTCCATTAACTTGTGACTTTACATATGTTGTTGGGTCAATAACAAATACGCCAACTCCAACACCATCTATAACACCAACCTTAACTCCGACTCCAACAACATTAAATTGTGATATAGATTACTATCAGCTCCCAACACCAACCCCAACTATAACACCTACTCATACGCCAACACCAACTAGAACACCTACTAATACACCAACCCCAACTAGAACACCTACTAATACACCAACCTCAACCCCAACGGTAACTCCGACTATAACTCCAACGGAAACTCCGACAGAGACACCTACACAAACCCCAACAAACACTCCAACTAATAGTGTTACACCAACTAATACTCCAACAGTAACAAACACTCAAACTCCAACATCAACAGTTGGTTCAATAGCTCCTACTCCAACTCCAACACCAACTAATACTCAAACTCCAAATCCAACCCCAACTAATACTCAAACACCTACTCAGACTCCAACATCAACAAGGACTCCAACACCAACAAGGACTCCAACACCAACAAATACAAGAACACCTAGTAATACACCCACAAATACTTTAACAGCTACTAACACTCCAACACCAACACAAACAATGCCGTCGAGTGTCCCAACACCAACCTGTGATTGTATAACATTTACTAATACAGTAGATACGATTTTCCCATATACTTATATCGATTGTAATGGTAATGGAATTAAAGGTACAATAAATGGATTACAAACAATTACTGTTTGTGGTACAGAACCGTTTTCAGCTAAAGAGGTCGATATAACAATTGGCGTTTGTGATGAAACTTGTATTGTTGATTGTTTTCTATATGCTGTGTATTCTAAAGAGGGAAGTGTAATAACATTTACCCCTTGTTGTGGTGAATTAAGAGAATCTCCATATGTGGTTACCAGAGATGATGCTAGAGATGGATTTGATATTTGTTCAACAACAATTCCAACTAGTAGTGACAGGGATGCTACAATTGGATTTAAAGGTCTTTGTCCATCTTGTGATGAAACATGTAATACATATGATGTGTATTCAGGGGTTGGAGCTAAAATAACATTTACCCCTTGTTGTGGTGAAAGAAAAACATCACCTTATATAATCACAAGTGAAGATGTGTTACCAATTCAAATATGTTCATCAACAACACCAACTTGTGATTTAGATGGTAGGATTATAGATAATGGTTCGTGCCCATCTTGTTAAAAATAAAAAATTATGATAGTATTAAATAGTAATAACTTTAACGGAAATTTATCTAATATAATATATTACCCCCTAAGTGGTGGAACAATTTACTTAGGTATAAATCAATTACCATATATATATAATTCTGATTATACGTATGGGTTATATAATATCAATTTTTTAATAATTGGTAAAGATTGTAATTTAACAATTGACTCACCTTTTGTGACTCCTACAATGACACCAACTAATACACCAACAGTAACAAACACTCAAACACCAACACCGACACCAACACCAACAGTTGGTACCATAGCACCTACTCCAACTCCAACACCAACATTAACCGAAACCCCAACTCAGACACCAACACCAACTATAACACCAACACCATCATCACCACCGGTATTCAAATCAATATGGAAAACATCATTACTTTCCTCAGGCTCAAATAACTCATTTACAATTCAATTACCATATTTAAGTGGAGGAACATATTCTGGTATTATTGATTGGGGAGATGGAAGCGTTTCTGCAAACACATATTCTAATAAAACACATATATATTCAACATCAGGAAATACTTGGTTAATTAAAATTACCGGAGTAATTAATGGGTGGAGTTTTAATAATAGTGGAGATATTGCCAAAATAATTCAGGTATTACAGTGGGGACCTTTAAAACTTAACCATAGTCAAGGATTTTTTGGTTGTTTAAATTTAACGTTAGATAACGTTGTTGATATTTTAGATTTTTCATTCTCCGGTAATGCAAGGGAATGTTTTAAGGGGTGTGCATCAATAACCGAAATAAATAATGTAAATTCTTGGAATATGTCAAATATTACCACGACTGAATTTATGTTTCAAGAAGCTTTTAATTTTAATGATGACATATATAATTGGGATGTTTCAAAGGTTACAACTATGAATGGTATGTTTAATCAAACATATGAATTTAATAAAAGTATTAATTCTTGGAATGTTTCAGGAGTTACTGATATGAGGTCTATGTTTAATGACTCTGTATATAATCAACCATTATCCGGATGGGATGTTTCAAACGTTATACTTATGAATAGTATGTTCCAATTATCACAATTTAACCAAAACATTGGAAATTGGAATATATCAGGAGTAACTAATTTTACTAATTTTATGTTAGGAAAAACACCAGCAACATTCTCAACAACAAATCTTGACGCTATTTATAATGGATGGTCAACAAAAAATCCAAAACCAAATTTAAGTATTAATTTTGGTACCGCTAAATTTACATCAGCTGGTGCTGCTGGAAAAACAATATTAACAGGTTCAACAATGAGTGGAGGTTATGGATGGATAATAACTGACGGAGGTGTAATATAACATATGGGAACAATTTTAGAAATATTAACAACAAATTACAACGGACAATTAGCCGATATTACCTTTTACCCTTGTTCGGGTGGAAGTATTAACATTGGTAGTGTTATCTTGCCATATAATTACCAATCAGAATATTATTATGGAACATATGATATTTATATACCTAATTACGATAAAACTTGTTCGTTAGTAGTTCCTTGTTTATCACCAACACCAACCAATACTCCAACAAATACCGTTACACCTACAAACACTATAACACCAACACAAACCTCAACGGTTACTCCGACTAATACAGTAACTCCAACTCAAACACCGACTAATACGCCAACAAATACACTTACACCAACTCCGACTTTAACCGTAACTCCAACTAATACTCCAACTAATACTCCAACACAAACTAATACTCCGACTAAAACACCTACAAACACTGTAACACCTACTCCGACACCAACTAATACAATTCCACCATCATTTGTTTCGGTTTTGAGAACAACATCATCAAGTGAATCAGTAGAGTTACCATATGAGATTGCCGGAACTTATATCGGGACAATTGATTGGGGTGATGGTAGTATATCCGCTAACACATATGCTAATAGAACACATACATACGCAACCTCCGGAGATTATACTGTGACAATTACAGGAACATTAATTGGATGGTCATTTGCTGTCAATTCTAATAGTAACAGTAAAATAATTGAGGTTTTACAATGGGGTTGTTTAAGATTAGGTAATAGCGGCGGATATTTCCTTAATTGTGGTAATTTATCTTTATCCGGAGTTACAGATATTTTAACATTAACAGGGACATTTGATTTATCATTTATGTTTAATCAATGTTATAATTTAACAACTATTAATAATCTTAACTCTTGGAACACAACTTTTATAACAAATATGGAAGAAATGTTTTCTGAGGTGTCATCATTCAATCAAAATATTGGAAATTGGGATGTTAGTAATTGTACTAATATGGTTAGTATGTTCTCTAATACGGTTTTCAACAATGGAGGTTCACCATCAATTAGTGGATGGACGACATCAGGTGTTACTAATATGAGTGGCATGTTTGCTAATACGTTATTTGACCAAAATATTGGAAATTGGAATGTTTCAAATGTTCAACAAATGGGTTATATGTTTTTTGGAACACCATTTAACAACGGAGGTTCACCATCAATTAGTGGATGGACAACATCAGGTGTTACTAATATGACTGCTATATTCCAACTCACAACGGCATTTAATCAACCTATTGGTAGTTGGAATACAAGTTCTTGTATCACGATGATTGCTAGTTTTTATGACACGACATTATTTAATCAAGATATTGGAAATTGGGATGTTAGTAATTGTACTAATATGTTAGGTATGTTTGCTGGTGCATTAGCATTTAATAATGGAGGTTCACCATCAATTAGCGGATGGACAACATCAGGGGTTACTACTATGCAAAGTGTGTTCAATTCAGCCTCAGCATTTAATCAACCTATTGGTAATTGGAATACAAGTTCTTGTATTGATATGTTTTCAATGTTTTTTGGAGCGTCTGCATTTAACCAACCTATTGGTAGTTGGGATACAAGTTCGTGTTCTGAAATGGGTTCGATGTTTTATTTCGCAACAAATTTCAACCAAAATTTAAATGGATGGTGTGTTTCATTGATACCTTCACGACCAACAGGATTTGATACCGGAGCAACAAGTTGGACTTTACTTAAGCCAGTGTGGGGAACTTGTCCCCCATAAAGAGAAAGTAAACTATTTATATAAGGAAAATTATATTTAAATTTAGGATATGGAAAATAATCAAAATAACGATTTAACGGTTTGGCAAAGGCTCTCACAAGCGTTTGGTCCAAATTCGTTATTAAATCAGGATTACCCAACATATAAGTTGGACAAAAAAGAGTTATTAAAAACAACTTCTCAAGCGGAATATGAGAGAGAAAAATTACAAGCTCAACAAACTTACTACTTATCCAACCAATGGACAAAGATTGAAAGTAATTTATATACACAAGCGGTTTATTATGAACCAACTCGTTTAGCGTCATTCTATGATTATGAAAGTATGGAGTATACTCCGGAAATATCTGCAGCATTAGACATTTATGGTGAAGAATCAACAACGGTTGATGAAAATGGATATATATTACAAATTTATTCTGAATCAAAAAGAATAAAATCTATACTGGCCGATTTGTTTAATAATGTTATGGATATAAACACAAATTTAACTATGTGGACAAGAAACACTTGTAAATATGGTGATAATTTTGTTTATTTAAAATTGGATTCGGATAAAGGAATTGTTGGATGTATGCAATTACCAAATATTGAAATTGAACGTTTGGAGAGAGGTATGGCGGCAAAGTCCGCAAATGTAGAAGAACCGGCGGAAAATAAAGGTTTAAGATTCAAATGGAAAGCAAAAGATATGGAGTTCAACTCTTGGGAGATTGCTCATTTCCGTTTATTAGGTGATGATAGAAAACTTCCGTATGGGACATCTATGTTAGAAAAAGCGAGAAGGATTTGGAAACAATTATTATTATCTGAAGATGCAATGTTGATTTATAGGACATCTAGAGCTCCCGAAAGACGTGTTTTTAAAATATTTGTTGGTAATATGGATGATAAAGATGTCGAAGCATACGTACAACGAGTTGCAAACAAATTTAAACGTGACCAAATTGTTGATGCTAAAACAGGTAACGTGGATATGAGATTTAATCAAATGGCGGTTGACCAAGATTATTTTATTCCTGTTCGTGACCCAGCGGCTACTATGCCTATTGAAACTTTAGCTGGTGCGCAAAATTTGTCTGAGATTGCCGATATTGAGTATATTCAAAAAAAATTATTAACAGCTCTTAGAGTACCTAAAGCATTTTTAGGTTTTGAAGAAACTGCCGGTGGAGGAAAAAATTTATCTTTAATGGATATCAGGTTTGCTAGAACAATTAATAGAATACAAAAATGTATGGTTGCGGAATTAAATAAAATAGCAATTATTCATTTATTTTTATTAGGATTTGAAGATGAGTTATCCAACTTTACATTAGCATTAACTAATCCATCGTCACAAGCGGATTTATTAAAAATTGAACTTTGGAAAGAAAAAATTGCATTATACCAACAAGGTGTTGCGGCAATTGCGGGAATTGCTCCAGTATCTGTATCGTGGGCTAAGAAACATATTTTAGGGTTTTCTGATGAAGATATTAAATTAGATTTACAACAACAAAGAATTGAAATGGCTGTAGGAGCAGAATTAACAAATACTGCAACGATAATTACTCATACAGGTATATTTGATAACATTGATAAATTATATGGTAATCCAGAATCCGCAGCAACTGCCGGTGGAGCGGCACCATCATCATCACCACCACCATCTGGAGGTGGAGGAGACTTCGGAGGAGGTGGAATGGAAGATTTAGGAGCCCCTGAACCGGGTGGAGCACCTGAACCGGGTGGAGCACCTGAGGCACCTCCGGGTCCTGAACCAGGTGGTGAAGCCGGTGTAACACCTGAATCGTTTAAACGAGATAATCTAAAAATATTAATTGAACAAAGTACTCTAACAGAAGATGAATCGTTTATAGATTTATCCAAAGGAAAAAATTCTTTAGGAGATATTGAATCTCAATTAAGTAAACTTCTAAAAGACTAGATATTTATAATAAAAATTAGATATGAAAAACTTCGGATTATTAAAAACAAAAATAGAAAATGTGTTATTAGAATCATACGCTAACGACACATTTAAAAACGAATTAAAAACATTTAAGAAACTTGTTATTGAGAATAAAAATATAAGTAAATTGTTTTATTTATACGATGAACTAAGTTCACCAAAATCATTAAGTGAATCTTATTGTAATGATTATATCAATGAATCTATTAAAATTTATGAGAATACTGTAAACAAAATAAAACAATCAGATATTAATCAAATTGTTGCTTGGGTTGGAAATAAAAATGTTGAAAGTATCTATACCGATATTGACACTTTATTCTCGAGCGATGTATTAACAATTGAATCAAAAATTAAAAGTAGAAAAATTATTTCGGAATCTCTTAAAAAATTACCGGTAACAAAAACTGAAGGTATTGATTTACCATTATCTACAATGGTTAGTGTTGCCAACAAAACTATTAAAAGTTATATTGATGGTTTAAATGAATCAGATAAAAAAGAATTAATCTCTTTATTGTCAGAGGACGACTCAACATTAAATGAAAAATACAATACTCTTAAAGAAGGTGTAGTTAATAAATTAACGGAAATGAAAAATGATAGTGTAGATTCTTCAATGCAAACGAGGATAGATGAAACTATTTCAAAAGTAATTTCTGAAAAATACGACAAATTAACTTATTTCAAACTTAAAAATCTTAAAGAAAATCTTTAATTATTGTCTGATTTAAATTTTTTCTGAATATACTTAGCTTTTGAAAGACCATCACGTTTAATTACTGATGGTTTTTTAAATTCTTTTCTTTTAGACAATTCAGAACTTTGACGAGTTTTAATAACTTTACTCTTATAAAGTTTTAAAGCCTTCTCAATTGTAATGTTGTTATTTAGTTTAACTATTATCATATAATACATATATCTTCTTCCTACACAAAAGTTTTGACATTACATATAAAAACACCTATTATTTTTAAAAATAAACAGGAAAATATGAAAATTAATGAAAAAGGGAAAAACTTCTTTCCTACAAGGTTTCAAAACAGCAAAAATTGTTTATGGAACGGTGGATTCAATCAATCTTAAATCTCTCTACTTAAACATCCAAACTTGGGTTGAACCAATTTACGAATGTGATAATTGGACAAGAACAGTACTTAACTTAAGTAGAAGTATCAAACACTCAATATACGAGTCGATAAACAAACAAATATTTGATGAAAAATTTATTGTCGATTTAGATTTAAGGTCCAGTGGTCTCAATCTAAATAAAAAATCATTTATGAATCTTGAAATAAATTTTTACATAATTCAAGAAGATTTAGATTTTAAGTGTGAAGAAATAAAACAAAGTTTACAACAAATAACAGAACAAATTTTTAATGACAATTTTTTAAACAATGAAAATTTTAATTTTTATTTAACCAAAAAGAGTAAAATCACAGAAGAATCGTTACAAACCGAGAATGTTTAATATTTATTATTAAAACATTCAAAATGAATTTAAAAATATTACAACCAAGTGAAACAGGTAAAGGTATATTAGTTGAATACGATGCGGGTTATATTAACCCAAATGATAATCGTAACGAAACTTTAATTAGAGAATCTAAAGAAACTCTCGACCACACTAAACCTTTTGAATTTTATGCTGTATTACAAAAATATGACACACCTAATAGAAATGGTAGATTATACCCTGAACGCATATTAAAAAGAGAAGCCGAGAATTATAAAAAAATGATTACAAAGGGTACCGCTCTATCTGAGTTAAATCACCCGGAATCATCTCTTATTGATTTAGATAGAGTTTCTCACTCAATCACCGAAGTATGGTGGGAAGGTAATGTCCTAATGGGTAAAATTAAATTACTTACATCACCGGGATATCACGAAAGTGGAATTTGTTCTACTAAAGGAGATTTAGCGGCTAACTACCTTAGACAAGGTGTTACATTAGGTATCTCATCAAGAGGTGTAGGTTCCCTTAAAAAAATTGGTGAACAAAATGAAGTTCAAGACGATTTTGAATTAATTTGTTTTGACTTAGTGTCGTCACCATCAACTCCGGGAGCGTATCTATTCTTAAATAAAGAAGATAAACAACTATACGATGAGAACTTAGAAGAAGAGAAAAAAATGAGTGTTGAGAGACACGTTGGTGATTCCGGAAATAAATCGCTTGACTTAATGAAAAAATTAAACGATTATTTAGGATATTAATTAAAAAAAACAAAATGGAAGAAAAGTATTTTATTGCAAAAGTTACCTTGGACTCAGTCGATGAGACATCAGGAAAGATTAAAAAATTAAGAGAAGAAAAATTAGTTAGTGGTTACAACCCTACTGATGTTGAGGCGAAAGTTACTAAAGTTTTTGAACATTATACAATGGAGTGGAGAATTACCGCAATTGTAGAAAGTAAAATTAATGAAGTAATTGAGTAATTAAAATTTAATTATTAAACAAAAGAGGACTAAATGTCCTCTTTTTTTATGCTTTTATTTTTTAGGT